TCGGCCTTCGACGGCGAGGGCGCGAGCCCTGGGATGATGCCGCTCGTGCAGCCGGCAAGCGCGGCCAGGCACAGGATAGCCACGAAGGGACACGAATGTACACGAAAAGACAGGGAGCAAAACGGCAGAAGTGTCCTTGGGTTGCAACCCCAATCTCTGTTCTGTTTCGTGTCCATTCGTGTTATTTCGTGGCTACTTCCGTTGGGGGCCGGGAGGCGTTGCATTGTCGGGCTCCTCGGGCTGGGCTGCCCGGCGGAGCCGTTGCCCCGCCAGGCAGCCACAGGGGTTACAGCGGGGCAATCGTCGCTCCCGCCGTGAGGCGTTGCAGTCTGATATAGACGTCGATGGTGCCGGCTCCCGTGCAGTCGGCCGCGGTCGCCTTGGCCTTGATGATCTTGCCGACCTCGATGACCGTTCGGATCTTGGCCACGGAGGCGCCGGACAGGTCCATGTTGGCCTTCGCGCCGAGGTTGGCCACGGTTTCCGCGAAGAAGCCGACCGTGTCGTCGGGGGCCATGTGCAGGCGCGAGCCGCCCAGCTCGCCGGCGAATGCCGCGGCCGCGACAAGGGCGGCCAGGATTCCGAAGAGCGTCAGAGCCTTTTTCACTTTCCGATCTCCTCAAGAGGTTGCGTGAGGCAGGGGGCAGATGCCCCCCGCCTCACCGTGTCGGTCAGACCAGCGGGTCGAGCTGCGACTCGGGGGCCGCCGCGAACTTGAGCCCGTGGAGGATGTAGAGCACATCGCAGACCTTCGCCGCGGTGGGGTCGGCGAGGTCGAGGCGCACGTAGGCGAAGCCGTCGTCGAGGTCGTGGGCGAAGATCTCGAAGACGGTGATCCCCGCCTGCTCGCCGCTGTCGGCGTCGGTGAATGCCTCGTCGGCGGTGCCCTGCGTCTCCTTGGTGAAGCCGGTGAGCGCGGCGAGGGCGGCGTAGGAAGCCGCCTGCATGGTGTAGATGCGGCCGGTGACGAGGGCGTTGAGCACCTTGTCGCCGCCGCCGGCGGCGGTCGTCGCCTGATGGATCGTCGGCACGATGTCGTGGTCGGCCGTGCCGTCGCCGAAGCTGACCACGATGGCCAGGCCCTCGGCCACGCCCCCGAGGCGAATCCAGTCGCCCGTGAGCGCGGCGCCGTTGCGGTCCTTGCACTCGCCGGCGGGCCGGATGATGCATTTTTCGAGGAACTTGGAAGCGGGCATTCGCAGATCCTTTCATTCGTGTGGTGCGGCGCTCCTCGCCGCGGGGGGTTACGCCCTCTCGGCGATGACGACGAACGGGCTGATGCGGGTGGCGGCGGCGCCCTTCCTCGGCCTTTGAGTGGTTTCCCACGCCGGCTTGCCGTCGATCTCGAACGTCGCGCGGAAGGCGGTCTTCGCGTAGTCGAACCAGAGATGGATCGAGATTTCGGTCTCGACGCCGCCACGGGTCGCGAGCATGTACTGCGTGGGGTTGATGAGAGCGAAGTCGCCCACGTCGCCGAGCGCCTCGCAGTGATCAGTCTTCGTCGCGCGGCGGCCACGGATGGTGGTGTAGGGCGCGTTGGAGAAGCCGCCCGCCGAGAGCATCAGCGGGATGCCGCTCGTGCCCACGGTGAGAGTGAGCAGAGAGAGCTGTGTGTGGCACTCGGGGTTGTAGAAGAACTCGCCCTCGCCGTAGAGGGCTGCCTCCATATTGATGATGTTCTCCGCCACGATGGTGTCGGCTTCCTGGTCATCCTCCTTGGCAATCGAGAGGCGAGCCTTGTTGTTGGCGTGGAGCATGCCGAGGCACACGCCGGCGCCGGAGCCGAAGAGCATGTCCTCGATCACCTCGTCGCCGATGGCGTCGCCCATCTGCGTGGTCAAGCGGCTGCCGAAGTTGGCAACCACTGAGAGCATCTCGTCGGTGACGCCGGCGAGGCACGCCTTCTTGTGCACCTGGAGCTGGATCTCGCGGAACTTCAGGTCGCTTTCGGTGATGGAGCCCGCCTCGGCCACGTTGTAGACCACGATTCCGCCGTAGCGGGTCGAGGAGGCGTAGCGGCTGGCATCGCTTACCGCCGCCATACGGACGGAGAAGCCGGTGAGCGTGATGTTGTCGCACTGCCCCATGAGCCCGCCGAGCCGCATCTGCATCCGCGAGAAGATCCGATTCGAGGTCTCCTCGGGGATCAGGAAGCCGCCCGCCTCGCCCGTGCCCACGGCAGCCACCTTGGCCCGCGCCTCGGCAGACTCGCCGATTTGCGGGTAGCGGTCGAGCATCTTCCGCTTGTGGACGGTCGCGATCTTCGCCAGACGCTCGTCGGCCACAGCCCCCGGCGCCGCCGAGCGGTGGACGGCGAGGAAGAACTCATCGTCGCACTTGAACCCGCCCATCGGGTCTTCGTCGGAGCGGTCGCCGCCGCCGGTGGCGATGGCAGCCGCCGCCTTGCCGGGCAGCGCCTTGGCCGCCTTCGTCACGCCGGCGAGCACGGCAGCGGTCACCCGCTCCTCGATGCCACCGAGGGCCGCGTTGATTTCCTCCACGGCCGTCTTCTGCGTGGCCACCTCTTCGGCAATGCCGAGGCCAAAGAGCGTCTTGGCCACGGCGGGGTCCAGGTCGAGGACGATATCCTTGCCGTCCTCGACCTTGTATTCCTTCCCGTCGGCGGGATTCGTCCAGTCCTTGAGCAGTTTCACCTTGATCTGCATTCGTTTCTCCTCACGGTTGTCGGTTGTCAATGGCGGAACTCGGCCACTCGCAGCGTCCCCCAGGCGCCGTGTTGCCTGCCTGCTCAAGCGGGGCAGGGACGCCCCGCCTACAGGCTCCGGCCCGGTCGCCCTGGACGCCTACACGCGGCCACGCCGCAGGTCGAGCGCGTCTTTCACAAATCTGCCCGAGGTCGATGCCTTCGACGCGCTTTCTCACCATTTCGCGGACCTCTGCCCGCGTGGTCACACGAGGCTCGTCGACGGCCTTGCCGGCTTCGAGCCAGTCGCCGCCGCTCTGCACGTCGTCGCCCATGCCGGGCAGCACGAACCCGAAGGTATCGAGCATCCACTTGGGCATCGGGAAGCCGGCGGACTTCGCCTTGACGGCGTTGTCGCGCACGGCGTCGGGATTGCTCTGAACCGGAGCCACGGCGTATTCCAAGCCCATCCACTCGCGGATGAAGCAGTCGGCCTTTTCGAGTGCAGGTATAGCGGCGATCTCTTCCTTCGTCGGCCGCCCCAGGTCGGTGGGGATGAAGCCGATGCTCTTGCCGCGCATCTCGCACTGCGTCACCAGGTAGTGCACGACCGCCGGCGGCCACGACTGCCCCTCGGGCAGCACGTCCGTGCCCGGCCGCGGGTGATAGAGGCTCTTGGCCATCCACGCATCGCCCTGCTCGTAGAGCACGGCCGCTTGGGGCACGCGGCGGTTGTCCCACGTCCGCTGCATCCACAGGCACCGTGCGACGGTGGGCAGGGTGTACATGTGGCACCAGGTGACGGGCCCGCCGCCCTTCTCGAAGCCCGACCAGTTGCCGCCGCGCGGCCTCACGACCTCATTATCGCGGTCGAGCGAGGCCGTGTTGATGGTCGACACCTCCGTGCCCTCCCCCTCTTGCGGCACGAGCTGGCGCACCTCGACCGAGCGGCGGGCGATGCCCCCCGGCTGCTTGGCCAGGAAGCTCTTGCAGTCGGCATTGAGCCCCGCGACGACGGCCTCGACCGCCTTCGCCACCTCGCTCTTCATCGGGAAGCCGAACGGCCCTTCGGTGTAGCCTTTGGTCATTGGATCATTCCTCCGTTCAGGTCGGTTGCTCGGCGTTGTCGAGCAGGTGGCGCCAGTCGTACGCCTGCCCGAGCTCGCAGGCGAAGACGAACGGGCGGAGTGTCACAGCCAAAGGCACAACGCCTGCCTTATGAGCTTCCGTGGGGGAGGCAAACACGCCGATCAGGTCCACCGATGTGCCGCCTTCATCGTTCATCACAGGTCTCGCGGCCACGTAGACGGTCATGTTCAGGCTCCTTCTCCAGGTTCGCCCCACTGCTCCCTCGGGCAGAAGCGCGGGGGCTGAAGAATGTCGCTCGGCGCCGCCTCGACCAACGGGCGATAGCTCTGCTTCACCGTCACCGTTTCATCGGGGAGCCGAACGTCCAGAGGCAATGGCGAAACGACGTGGTGTCTCTTTGTGCATGCCTTCACAGCTTTCTCGTGGGATGTGAATATGCCCACGAGATCCCACACGCAGCCTTGAGGCGTCTCGGCTCGGGGCTCAGACACGATCCAGACTGTCCTCGGAGCTTTCATTCCTCATCTCCTGATTCGCCCCAGCCCTCGCCGTAGAGCACTTCGTCGAGGGGCTTGAGGACGTCGATCAGTGTGCAGTTGCAGTTGGGGTGGAGCGGCGGCTCAGTGGTCACCGAGTAGTCGCCGCCCAGGCCGTCGTCGTCGAAGGCATCGTCGAGCCCGACCTTCCTCCCGTTGAGCGCCAGGCAGACGGGGCAGGCGTCGCCCCCGGCCAGCCATTCCTTGCCGGCCACCATCCCGCTTTGCTTCGCCGCGATGATCTGGCCGCGATGCAATGCCCGACTCGATTCGGTCCGGGCGATTG